AGCCCTCGGGGGATCAGCCCTACTTGGCTCCCTTTGATACGCTAGCTTGTCAAGCCTAGCCAGCCATCACCGACATTGGTTACAGCGTTCGGTTGGAACCACGTTGCGTTAGCGTGGGACGACCTAATAGCGTTATCCGGCTGAGTTAGGGTGACTAGGCTTGATAAGCTAACAGACTTATTCCCGTCGGAACCAACACTCCCTAGCCCCGTCGGGTTTTCGGTGAGGTTGGCGTCTTTGCTTTGTCTGTTAGCTTATCCAGCCTAGAGTTGTTAGCCGCTTTGTTTTGTCCGGGCGGCTAGTCCGGAGTGGGGTTTTCTTTTTACGATTGTGCCTCAGCGGTACCCACAAGGACTCCTTACCTTATGACACAATCGCCTAACGCTAGCCACTTGTCACGTTAGGGGTTATCCGTTTAGTCGTGGCGATACACTTGTTACAGGTTATGCTCGGTGATAGCCTTGTCAAGCAGCATACCGAACCTACTGATACTTCCCTTGTTAAACTCGATACCATAATCCTCAAGCAGTTCATGCACCTCGTTAGTCTGCAAGCATCCCAAGACTGCATCATCAAGGATGCAATCGCGGCGGATGTTAGAGCGCGGATTTACCATCCACGCTTCCAAAGCTTTCCAATCAGCCATCTTATCTCCCGTTTTGGCTTGTTTGCACAGCTATACGAACGTGTGTTCGGCCGCCCCCGGCGCTTGAAAACCCAGCACAGGGCTAAGGTTAGCGTAGCATACCGGGGGCGGTTTGTCAAGTCTAGCGGTGCCCAGCGATTATATCGGCTTGTGATCTACAATAAGCACCATCCTGATATTGACGCCAGCATGTGTTAAAGACTGCTTCCCAATTAGGCCCAGTAGGTACCTCAACCGTCTTAGTCTTTACGATAACCACGGGGCTATCATCGCCATCACTTGTTTTACTATGTGAACTACCACAACCAGCTAGCCCACTACAGGCTGTTACCGCCGCTACAATGATAACCGGAATAGCCAGTAGCTTAGTCATCCCAAGCCTGAGTGTAGTAAGTCTGGGCCTCAACAATCAGCCAATTACCGTAGCCAATCTTAGCATCCTCCTTAACCTGGCAGTAGAGATACCTTCCGGCACCCCACTTCTCGCCAAGCTCCTGAGCGTTAGGGTAATAATCAGCCTTGACCGTGCCAAGAGCCTTAAGATTCCCGTTAGACTCTTCCTTATACATCATGTAAGTCTTAAGCTCACGCTCGGTAGTGCTATCGACGTCCGACACTGTTTATTTCCTTTCGTTGTTGGTTAGCTCACTGGTGTTAGTGAGTTAGCGAGCCTAGCTAGCGGGTAGGTAGCCAACTAAGCTCGATAACCCACCGAATCCAGTTAACCCACCGCCCACCATACCCTAGCCTTGCGGTGTTTACAGACTAGCTAGGGTATGATGGGCAGGCGTGGATTATCAGTTGGTATTACTGTGCAGCATTGCCATTGCTGGCAGCCGCCTCAGCAGCCTTACGCTCCTTAAGAATCCGGATACGCTCGGTGCTGAAGAGGAACACGCGACCCTCGCGCTGAACAAGCTCAATCTGACCCTCAAGCTCGTTCTTAGCGATTGCATTGCGGAAGGACTGAACCAGAGCAGAGGCAGTCTTGTCAGAGAAGTCAAGCGGCCACTGCTTGCTAGGCTCAATACCAGCCTCGTCCATCGCGGCAAACTCGACAAGCCGAAGCTCGTAGACACCACGGGTAGACTTGCCAGCGTAAGCCTCAAGGATCTCCTCATCGGTCATCACGCCGGGGTTGATGTTGTCACTCATTTTCTTTCCTTTCGTTTTGCCCGTTGTGGGCGGTTTGTTTGGGGCGGTCGCCCCGGTCTTGCTCTGTACCATCATTATCGGCCATGAAGGCCAGCCTGTCCATCCCCCAAATGGGGGATCTTGCTTTGACAAGCTTTGGGCAAAGCCTAGTTGCTCTGCCTGAAGCTTGCCTTACGGCGAAGTACGATTTGCGCGCTAGGATGGTCAGGCTTGTCAACGTAGACAAGCTCTTTACCCTCCGGTACCATCAGCATGAGCGTTGCCACCTGGATAAACTCCTGTGGATTCTCTGCCTTATCGCCCAACCAACATTCGCCGTGGTAATTAAGCGCCATAGCGATGTTGTGCCACCTAAGCGTGACGTAGTTATCCTTGTTAAGCATCCTTACTTTCCTCCCGCATCGCGGATTAGGCTACGCAGTAGCGTAGTCAGGACTTCACCCTCACGCACTTCGCCAGTAAGGTGGTTAAACACCGTATACTTGACGCCACCACCTTTGGCGCACCTTTCTTCGATCGTATAAATCTTCATGCGTAGACCTTTCGGTAGTAGTTGTCGTAGCCCCAGTTACGCTTGCTATCCTGGGTAGTCTGCCAACCCTTTCCGCCGCAGCGGAAACACTTGCCAGTGAAGCCCTTAAACTGTCCGTTCTCGACATACCCCCTACCGTAATAGATTCCGTCGCCCCTGCAACCATCGCAGGCAATCTTGTTATCGGTCTGCTCACTCAACTCTTTATCCCCCTTTAGGGTGATCTTGTTAGGGCTAGCTGGGCTAGCTGAGCGGGCTAGCGTTGTTCCTGATGGAATACGCGCCCGTAAGCGTAGCCACTACGGTGTAGTGACCCTTGATAGCGTCATCGTGGCTTGTGTATTGCCGGATGACGCAAGACTTGTGGTTTGCACGGACAGGCTTGCGATTGAAGATGCAAGTCTCGTAAAGCTCCGAGCCTGCAAAGTGGCTGTGAAGCTTGATCGTGGAGACTTCCACGTTAGTGTTGGGAATCTCAGTGACCATGTGCATTGTAGTAAACCTCGCTTCCCGTGGTCATGTCCACGATCAGTTTGTCAACGCTAGGATTGTCTCGCACGAACTTGTAAGCGACTCCCCACGTTACGATACCGTGGAAGATGCGGTTAGTGCGGAGATTGGGGTTATTGGAGAGTACGTAAATCGCGTACTGCTGTCCGTTGCGGAGTCGCATTGCGTTTCCTTTCTTGTTTGCCTTCTAATTATCGGCTTGATAAGTTCGCTTGAATATCCCCCGATTGGGTGATCTTCAAGCGAACATACGTTTCGCCCTCGAACAAGTGTTCTATGTATACATGAGGTTCGGTGGGATACTTGGTTCCTGCGCGTGTCCTACCGTTTCCAAATTGTAACATTTCAGATAATCTACCCCTCTGTTTATTAGGGTACTATATTAGGTTTTATGTCCTGAGCAGGGTTTTATGGTTTGCAAACCGTTCTGGTTTGCAAACCAGTAAAGCCGATAATGTAGCCTACTATGGGGAGGGTCAGATTTTGTCAATTCTGACAACATCATACGAACGTGTGTTCGTGCTGAGTTAGGCTTTGTACGCTATGACCTCGTTTGGATTCCAGGCGTGGTACTTGACCCATCCATCGGCCTGTCGGCGGCTTTGACCCTTGTTATTCCGCTTCATACTCCCGAGTTTTCCGTGATACTTGCCATAGTCATGCTTCTTGTTATCAAACGCTTGCCAACCTTCCTGGGTAAAGACGTTACCCTTGCCCCCTGTGCTGGTTTTTGCGAACAGGGCCAGCGCTTCGTTGTCAGTCATCTTAGTACCCCAGCTTTCTGAAATGTTCGCCATCCTTGTGGATTCGGCGGATGTACTCATCGCGCCCGTGCCTTTCGTACTCGGCTACTTCGGTTCTCATTACATCGCTGGGGCGGCATCCGCCCACCATGTTAAGGAAGCGCTGCATTCCCGTGAGTAGCGCGAAGTAAAGCTCGCCATCATCCTTAGTGATTCCGGCGTCAGCCATGACTTTTTCATAAGGAGCCATTTTTTGTTCCTCTCGCTTGCTTGTATCCTTATTATCGGCCAGTGTAGCCAGGGAAGCAATCCCCCGTTTGGGGTAATTGCTTCGGCTTGCTACAAAGCCTTAAGTACGCGCACCCAGATGTTGTAGTCCTGAGCGGCTTTCATTGCCCGATTAAGGCAATCCTGATACTTGTCCTGCTTCTCAGCCTGCAGCGCGGCCGCCATCCAGAACTTGGCCGTATTGCTAGCTTGCGAAGCCTTAGCGCGAACCTGCTCGCGCGAGGTAGCAGTGTCCATCTTGCCTCCCGTTTTCGGTTTTTGCTTGCACCCTAGTTATCGGCGCTAGGGCTAGAGTTTTCATCCCCCATATGGGGGATATTAGGGGGGCTACCGAAGTAGCCCCCCTGCCTGCCTAGGCAGTGAAGTCATGACCGTGACTGCGCTGCGCCGTCTCAGGCTTTGCAGCCTGGCGCGTGACCCGCGTAGCGCGGGAGGCGCGAAAGCTGCTCGCAGCCTGCCACTCAGTTTTTCCGTTGCGCGTGACCCGCACGCGGGGGGAAGTACCGCCGTTACCCCAGTTACCGCTTTCAAGCGCATGCGCGGGATTGCTCATCCGCGTGCGAGGCTTTTGGTTTGGGTACTTACGGGGCGGGTTGATAGCCCCGATCCCAGCGGTAAGCTCCGGATTGATCCAAGCGCCATCCTTAGGGTCATAGACCTTCAGATCGGTTGCTTCGCCAGCCCAGCGCGCATGGCGCCGGAGAAGGTCAGCTGCGAGGATGTCCATTTGCTGCTCATGCGTAAGAGCCATGATGTACCTCCGTGATATGCGAGGCGCGCGCCCGTTGCCCGTGCCTCTCGTTTTTTCGTTCCGCCGTGCTGACTGAGTTAACGGCAGATCAGGCCGCCGTCATATCCCCCATATGGGGGATCTGAGCAATCGGCCGTATCGGCCGTATCCGCGCTATCCGTCCTATCCCTGCCAATGGCCCTAGACGGCCGTGAGAAGGCCCGTGCTGCACGCGCCCGCCGCAATCGACCCCAGACCTCAGATCGGGGGGTGAACGCGGGAGCGTGGCTCTCAGAGCCGTACAGGGGCATCTACCCCTTTCGAGGGACTGTATCCGCGCCCACCACGCGATTGTACCGATTCGTCATTCAGATTGTACCGAGGAAGAAAAGAGGTTATTGCTATTATTAAGTTTATTGCTAAATGCTTAGTTCCTTAACTGCGTGACGTATATACTTAGCCCGTCCAGCACGAACGCACGTTTCTCTGACCGAACACATGTTCTCCTCATCGCCCAGCGCATCCCCCAGGTACAGGCAGGAGGTAGCTCTAGCCCGATCAGAGCAGCCCAGCGGCCCTGCCTGCCCTCTAACCGGGCTACAGCGAGTCCCTCGCGTGCGCGTCACTACAGACGTTTTCAGCCCTCTAAAACTTTACCAGATGAAGCCACGTAGTCCACACTAACCACGAATTCTCCGAGTCGCCCGAACTACTTGTTTTCACAGGAGGCAACACCAATGGCAGATAATGACCCCACACCAGATGATAAATTGCAAAAGGAACTAGCTGCTTATCAGGCAGCAATCAAGCAAGAGTACGAGATGAGCAAGGCTGGCGTCCCTGAGAATGTAGATCAGATTACGAGGGACTTCTTCAAATCAAATGCGGCTAGTGCTGCTGCTCAGATTGTGTGGCTAGCTAACAATGCTCACTCTGAGAGTACGAGACTAGCGGCTGCCAAGACTGTCATTGCTGAGGCTCTTGCCGATGCTAGGGCAGAAGGCGATCCGATCAGGGAACTGCTTAAGGATTTGGCCCCACCCGCATCTACTGTACCCGCCATTCATAGCCCCGAGACATACCTACCTGATCTTCCTAATGATAACACAGAAGATAGTTAGTGTAGTAGGCGGAGATCCGCCCGCAGTGTTTACGAATGCCACGATTTTTGTGGTATTTAACCAAGGCACGGATCACGTCTGGGTAGGTGATGAGAACGTGAGTGATACTAGCGGCTTTTTGATTACGGCGGGTAAGGGATATAGCTTCCAGTATCCTCAGACACAACCAGCTACGCAGAGATACGTGTGTTCATTGCTTGATGGGGAGATCCTGGTGTATGAAGATACTCCGTATAGTACCGATACACCCGTCCCAGTGCCAATGCCTATCCAATTTAGCATCTCATGAACTTCAGAACAGTGACAGTCGGGGAAGTAGCGTTGGTTATCATCGCTATTTTCGTTGTTTTGGCCTATTTTAACGGTTGGGGCTAACCCAAAACCTTATGGCACTAGCTCAACCACAGGCTGAACCGGGTATTGATGCTCGCTCACTGTATAAAAAGGTGGGCTTTGAGCCTCATAGTGCTGGTCAGAAGGAGTATTTGTACTCAAAGACTAGGTTTAATATCCCATGTTGCGGTCGTAGATATGGGAAATCGCAGGCTGCTGGACATAGAATGACATATAAGTCGTTTGTACCCGATTCCTACAACTGGATTGTAGCACCATCGTATAGGCTTGGAGAGAAAGAATTCAGGGTAGTATACGACGATTACCGGAAATTAGGGCTGCTGAAGCATTGTAGGAAGGGCTACAGTGTGCAGCAGGGTGTCATGTATATCGACACACCCTGGAATGCCCATATTATGGTTGTGAGTGCTGAGCGCCCGGATAACCTCCTTGGGGAGGGTTTGAGCCATGTAATTATGTCTGAGGCTGCCAAGCACACACTAAATACGTGGGAAACGTATATTGAGCCGGCGTTGTCGGACTTGCTTGGCTCGTGTGACTTTCCCAGCACGCCTAAGGGATTTAACTGGTACCACGGGATCTGGACACTTGGGCAGGGTACTCAAGATTACAAGAGTTGGCAGTTCCCGAGCTGGACTAACCCGGTTAGATACCCAGGCGGGATTAATAATCCAGAGATCCAGAGGATTAAAAGCGTAGCCTCGCCGCTCTGGTTCGCCCAAGAGTATGGGGCGAGCTTTACCTCTATGAGCGGGAGTATCTATGAGGAGTGGAACGAGCAGATCCATGTACAACCACATAGATACAGGCCCGATTGGCCGAATTACTTGGCCTTCGATTATGGATTTAGCAACCCGTTCGTGTGTTTGGATATCCAGGTCGGTCCAGACGATACCTGTTACGTCTGGAGAGAGTATTACGAGCGGTATAAGAGTACGTATGAGCATGGCAAGGTCCTACAGGAGCGGGAGCAACCTGCGGGATACCATATAGATGGCATGTGGGGCGATCTAAGGGGTCCAGATGAGGCCGCTACCCTTGCGCTATCTGGTCTGGGTTTTGTGGGATCTGTTGATGTGCCCTGGAAACACGGGGTGGAACAGATTAAGCGGATGCTCAAGACTGAAATCGAGGATAAGCTTACCGGCGAGATTACTAAGGTAACTCCAAAGCTGTTCGTAGATCCTAGATGCGTTAATACTATACGGGAGATTAGCCAGCTGCATGTGAAGGAACAGATTAACGCCAAGACGGATCTGAACGAACAATCCGGCGATAAGAATATCCAGCATAAGGTCGATGACCATACGTGTGATGCTCTGAGATACTTCATCGGGCCGTATTACGTTCTTGGGGCAGGAAGCCATCTAGAAGATGTATACGGGCAGAGCTATAGAGGCTCGGAAAGCGAGAGCTTCTTGACATTGAACACGGATATCACGCTAGAAACAGGCATTAATCTAGATAGGGCGATTGGCTTCTAATGGCTTGGTGGAATAGATCGCAACGCTCCGATGATCCCCTTGCCCCTGTGCAGGTTTTGGACTCGCCAGGGACGGCGTTGTCAAAATTGGCAACACCAGTAAAACCACAACACACACCGCAGGGGACTAGCTATACAAGCGGAGAGCTGCCAGGTATAAGCCCGCCTGTACTGGATAGCGAGCTTGGTAGTGCTAGACCGACTCTAATTAGAGAACTAGTACCGCAACTGCTCTCGCCTAGCCAGCGATTGCAGATTTATGGGCAGATGATGAACGATGCTGGCGTGGATGTATCTATCCGTGCAGCTAAAACTCCTGTCCTCGGTGCAGAGTTCTATGTGCAGCCATATGATAACGATCCAACTAGCGTTGAGATTGCTGATTTCGTGTGGTCGAATCTAGCTGAGGGTATGAGTTCTCCCTTGATTAACTCGCTCGAAGATGTGCTTCATATGTATGAGGATGGCTATGCTGTTCTTGAGAAGGTATACGAGCTTCGTGAATGGACTGCCAAGGGTAAAGGCAGAAATACCAAGACATATACCATGCTCAAGAAGCTTGGAGTGAGGCCGACCAGTACCATCAAGGAATTGCAATACGATGATAACGGTGGGCCAATGGGAGTGCTTCAAGGAGCTATTAAGGGTGATGGTACGGTCCAAGATGTGCAGCTAGATATCGGTAAGGTCATGATTTTCACGTTTGGGCGGCGACAAGGTGATCTAACGGGACGCTCGTTGCTCAGAACTGCATACCAGCATTGGTATTACAAGCAACATCTCTACAAAATCGATGCCATCCAGAAGGAACGGCATGGTATTGGTGTACCTAAGGGTATGTTGCAGCCAGGATACAACGCGAACGACAAGAGTATCCTGCGTACTATGCTTAGGAATCTGAGGACGAACGAAGAAGCTTTCATGCTTCTCACGCCTAACGTGGATGTTGAGTTTGCTGAACTAAAAGGTCAGCCAGTAGATGTATTGCATTCAGCAGATCATCATAATATGATGATTCTGATGAATGTAATGGGCCAATTTCTTGCGTTGGGTGTCGGTGGTCAAGGCCAGGGATCCCGTGCCGTGGGGGGCGTCCAAGCAGACCTCTTCATGAAGGCTCTGCGATACGTGGCTAACTATATTGCGGAAGTAGTTAACATGTATCTAATCCCTGAGTTGGTAGTATACAACTACCCAACCAAGAATTTCCCACAACTGAAGGTTAGGAATATCGGTGACTCTCGGGATCTGCAAATGCTTGGTAGTGCTCTCGGTAATTTGCTTTCACAGGGCGGACTCACAATGGATCTCTCTACGGAGCAATGGATCCGCGGAGTCTTTGATATGCCAGCACTTCAGGATACTACTGGATATGACGCCACGGTGGCTGATAAACAGGCCCAAGACGCTCAAGCCAAAATTGATCAGCAGCAGCAACAACAGAATCCAAACGGGAAGGGTAGTGTTAATCCGTCCGGAAGTGATGGCGGTAACAAAGGTAAGCCTGTGAACGCGCCCCAATAGGGGCAGTTCTAAACGCGCCACAGTAGGGGGTGAGATGCGAGATTACCTTAGGATTGTGAATAAGATCAAGACAACGCCTTGGCTCATCACTCCTGAGGCGCTTGATCTAATTCTTGGTATCGTGGATAGCCGTATTAAGGGAGAACGGCTGTCTGACGAGGAAATTTCCGTGCGTTTGGAAGCCTCCGAGCATTACGAGGATGAGGGCCACTATCGTCGTATGAACGGGATTGGAATTCTCCCGCTCTACGGGCCTATCTTCGGTAAAGCTAATCTCATGACTGAGATGAGTGGAGCTACCAGCATGGAAAGCTTCCAAAATGAATTCCGTGCTGCTATGTCGGATAGTGGTGTTGGTTCTATTCTCCTGGATATTGATAGTCCTGGTGGTACGTCGGATATGATCTCTGAAATGGGGGAGGAGATTAGAAGTGCCGACAAGCCTGTTTATGCGGTGGCAAATACGATGGCGGGTTCGGCGGCGTATTGGCTGGCTTCGCAGGCTCGCGGAGGACTGTATGTAACTCCAAGTGGAAGTGTAGGTAGCATTGGTGTATATACCGTCCACGAAGATCAGTCCGGACAAGATGCACAGCAAGGCCGTCGCTTTACTTACATCTCTGCGGGTAAATACAAGACGGAAGGAAACGAGCACGAGCCGCTCACAGAAGCGGGAAAGGAGTACAGACAGGAAGTAGTAGATGAAGTATACGACGATTTCGTTTCGGCCGTAGCAAACGGTCGTGGAGCCGACGTCTCGGATGTAATTGAGAACTTTGGTAGTGGTCGTATGATGACTGCTCGCAAAGCTGTCGAAGCTGGTATGGTAGATGCTATCATGCCATACGAGCAAGTTCTTAGTCAGATCGGATCACAGCGGAATTTGACTGTTGTATTCCCGAATGGGATGCAAGCTAGCGCCCATTTGCATACGCTTGCCGGTACTAGCACTAATGTTTCTGGTGTTAATTGGCATAATACTGGTGGCTATCTTATTCAGCAAGATGGTACACTAATTCCTGCGGTGCAGTATGGGACTCTTTGGGCAGAATCAAAAGAGTGGGAGCATTCAGAACCTGGCACAGGTTCACCTCCTACGCCGCGGACTGATGAGGATGGCTCAGATGATCCGGCTATTAAGTCGGGATCACGCAGGGATCCCCTCCCCGTATATGGGCCGAATGCTCCCACACCTAATCCAAGTCCGCCCGATACAAACGCTAATGCTGGAGAGGAGGGTATTGCATTGAATCTTAGAGAGCTTCTTGGGCTTAGTGGAGATACTACGGATGAAGAGCTTTATGCTCATATCTCCTCTATGCAGAGTGAGCTTCAGAGCACTAGGGATGCTGTAAATCTCAGCAATGAGGATGCGGCATTCCGTAAGCAGTTCCCGCGTATGTGGGAAGAGCATCAGCAGATGATTGAGCGTGATCGTGACGCTAATTCGACTGCATTCGTTAACTCCATTGCCTCGTTTAAGCGCCCTGAGGGCAAGGTAATGAAGGGAACGGGTTGGGGACTCTCTGCACATGCTATGGATATCGTCGCAGAGACGCATAAGAAGTTCGCTATCGGTGAGGCTGGACTGGCTGATTTCGAGTCTTGCATCCGCAGTATTGCCGATGGTGGTACGGTGGAGTATGGTGAGCGTGGCTCTGCTACTCCCGCTCCTCAGCTTGATGCTCCTGCATATGATGTCAGTACGGCTCATGGCATCCGTGACGCTCGTAATCTGTTCTTCGCTAGGGTTACTGAGATTCAGGAAGAGGATAGCCTTAGCTTCGATGATGCTCTTGTTGAGGCTACCAAGCGCTATCCCGATCTTGCAAATGCGTATCGTGCTAATGCCAGAGTGTAGGGGGTGAATGAATAAATGGCATGGGGAAACTTCCTGCTTGACGTGGGTATGGATGCGGCAAGTTCTCTCAGCAAATATCGTTTTGTGAAGTACTCTGCCGCAGAGCAGGTTACTGCTGTGACTGGTATCGGTGATGATCCTATCGGTGTTAGTCAGTTCGCTGTAACTGCTCAGGATCTTACCCGTGGTAAGGGTGCTAGCGTTCGTGTTCATGGAGTAAGTGAAGTGGAAGCATCGGGGGCTATTGCCGTTGGGCAGAGGGTCCAACTCGAAGCGGACGGGCGTGTTAAGGTGGCTACTGCGGCTTCTGGTGCTAGGCTTGTGGGTCGCTGTGTTGGTCATCCTTCTACAAATGCTGGGGATCGTATCTCGTGCTTGGTAATCCAGGGTGGCGCTCTCCTTTAGGAATGGGGGTGAAAAGACTTGTACGATCCTAGTGGACTATATATTGATCCTATCCTGACTAACTTCTCTGTTGGGTTTCAGGATCTCTCGCTCTCCAGCGAGCGTATCATGCCCGTTACGCCCGTCAGGACGCAATCGGGTCAGTACAGAGTGTTCGACCGCTCAAACATGGTCATCTTCGAATCCAGGCGTGAGCCGGGAACGGTCGCACACGAAGTGGTCGGAGGTAAGTGGAGCCAAGACGTTTTCGTAACTAGAGAACGTTCTCTCCAGTCTCCTGTTCTTGACGAAGAAAGGCAAGCACTCACTTCTCAGGGTGGTCTTGCGGATCCCGTGTTTGGTGGCGATCTTCAGCTCGATCCTGAGCGTGATGCTACTGCTCTGGTTATGCGTTCTTTGATGCTTGACCATGAGCGTTCTGTATCTACGATGATTCGCAACACTGCTAACTATCCGGCAGGTAATACGACTACACTGACTGGTTCCCAGCAGTGGGACGATTACACCAATGGTGTGACTTCTACGTCTAACCCGGTGAATGATATCGTCGTGGGTATGCGTGCTGTGTATAGCGCAACTGGCCGCTGGCCTAATGTGCTTGCTCTTCCTGCTCTCGGTATGCGTTTTATCGAGAACCATCCTCGTATCATTGATCGTTTCAAGACCTTCGCTCTTACGATGCCGGATGCATTCCAGGCTCTTACTGGATTCACTGGTAGTATCATCCCGCTGGAGTCGATGTACAATACATCCAACAATATCGACGCTGCTGCTTCTATGACCTCGTTCTGGGGCAAGGATGTGTGGCTGGGTATCGTGGATAACTCTCCTGGGATGAATCAGATGACGTTCGGTAAGACGTTCTCTCAGATCTATCCTGATGGTTCTATCCGCCCGACTGAGAGATGGCGTGAGGAACCTCGCAAGGCTGATCTGGTTCGCACTAGCTGGAAGTACGATCTTAAGATCGTGTCTGCTTCTGCTGGTTATCTAATCAAGACTGCCTTCTCTGCTACTGCCTTCTAGGGGGTGTGAACATGGCATACTACGCTTGGACGCAACTTCGCACGAAGGTTAACGAGTGGGGAAAGACTGAGGAAGCGAAGAACGTCGGTGATGAGGTTAGTCAGGGTGACTTCGAAGATATGAGTGACGAGGATTGGCAAGCACTCATTGATAGTGGCGCTGTGCGGGAAGTTGAGTATCCTAAAGGTGCTTTGGAGTCTGGTGAATCTCCTGAGCGTCATCGGACTAATCTGCTTGGCAGACTTGGTGCTGGTGAGCAGCTTACCGAGGATGAACTGAACGAACTGAATACTCTCACTACGGGTACTGCGGTTCCTCCCAATCCTGTCGAGGGTGAGAGCGGTTCTGAGCAGGTCGCACCTGAAGAGGTTAAGGCTCCAGCACCGGCTAAGAAGGAAGAAGCACCTAAGCCAGCAGAATCCAGTAGCTAATGTCAAATACGGACTATCGCGGTCAGAATCCTAGCGCCATCATGGCGAGCTTGGATGATGTTAATGCCGAGCTTCCAGATGGCCTAGGTCCTGATGCTGCTGTAATCGCTACTGAGGAGAATACTGCTCTCGTCCAGATTAGTGTGGCGAGAGTAATTCGCGCATATCTCAGTGGTGCGTTGGATCAAACAACTCTATATGGTTGGGATAGTCCGGATAACACGCCTGATACAATCAGAGTCATTGCAGCGAAGCTCATTGCAGCACAGGTGTACTTCAACCAATCTGCGAAAACTTCGCTTAATATTGACACTGATAGCTTCGCCCAGAAACGCTACGACGAAGCTAAGGCGATGCTAGATGCGATTGTTGCTGGAACGATGATTATCCCCGATATTCCGTCTGAATCTGCTGAGAGTGTCAGTGATTTGGATTTCTTTCCGGTGGATGACACTGATAGGGCGTTCACTATGGGGATGCAGTTCTAATGCCAGGAATGGTATTCACAGTAATTGATGTAAGAAACAGTATCCATCGTGAAGCCCTGAGGCTGGATGAAAGTGCAGCAAAGACTAAAGAGATGGTTCCTGTATTTGAGCATATCTTTCGGGATATGCTGAGTGTTGAGGAAAGAATCTTTCACGGTAAGGGTAGACGCGGTGGTGGATCGTGGAAGAGATTGGATGATGGGACGGTTCGCAAAAAGGGAACTAGTGAGATTTTCTATACCAAAGGTGCATACCCTGAGTATAGTCAGCCCGGATTTGGTAATGACACCCTAGTCCGAAGCTTGACGGTAATGGGTGCTCGTTTTCAGGTCAAGGAAGTTACTAATGAGGGTATCGTCTTTGGTACTGATCGACCATATGCTAAGCTGCATCAGGAAGGTAGTAAAAAGCATCCTGCACGTCCATTCATTCGATTCCTTCCATCTGATTGGAAAAGGTGGGCAGGTTGGGTGGGCGATCATGTGGTCGAACCATTTGAGGAACCGCTATGACTATTGCTCCCTCAACTAGTGCATTCCGTAGGATTGTAACGGCCTCACAGGTTGAGGAAGCAGT